GGGCACGGGGGAGGTTCCGCCGATGGGGTTGCACGCGGCATACCCGACCTTCCCGACACGCCTTTTTTGGTTGAGTGCAAAACCCACAACGAAAAGTCGTTTAAAAAACTTGAGGCCGAAGGGCTTTGCGGAGCCAAGCCGGAGCACTTCGCGCAGACGCAAATCTACACCGTTAAACTCGGTTTGCCGTTCGCGCTATACATGGCGGTGAATAAAAACGACGATGAATTGCACCTTGAAATCATCCAGCCGAACCCTACCCGTGTCGCCAATTGGATGGACTACGCGGAAACAATTGTTTCGAGCGAAACGCCGCCACCACGCATCAATAAAAGTCCCGCATTTTATATCTGCCGTTTCTGTTATTTCAAAGACATTTGTCATTCAACCGTAACCCCTGAAACGAACTGCCGCACTTGTAAGTTTGCGCAACCTATCGACGGCGGGCAATGGGTTTGCACTCGCTACAATTGGCCTTTGACCAAAGAGCAACAACATGCCGCTTGCAAAGATTATAGTTTGAAGCCGGGATTCCATGACTAGCAACTTCCCCATAAAATGAATATTGAACCCCCGTTCAAAGATATAGAACCCGGTAAAGGCCGTGCATATAACGCCGATTGTTTTGATGTCATGAAAGAAATGCCCGATGGTTGCGTTGATATGATTCTTGCAGATTTACCGTATGGAACTACTCAAAACAAATGGGATAATGTAATACCGTTTGAAAGGATGTGGGAAGAGTTTCACAGAATCGCTAAACCTGACGCCTCGATTGTGTTGACTGCTAGCCAGCCTTTTACAAGCGCGCTGATAATGAGTAATCCGAAGGCTTTCAAATATGAATGGATATGGGAGAAGCCGAAAGGGTCAGGTTTTCTAAATGCACGCCGCCGCCCGATTTCAACACACGAACAAATTTTGATTTTCGGAAAATCAGCAATCTACAATCCGCAAGGTTTAATTCCTGTTAATGTCAATAGTCAACGCAAGAACAAATCTGGAAACGGAAATTTTGGAAAAGTGTCTGACCGCCCTTACATCCAAAAGGAGGGAAACTTTCCAAGATCGGTTTTGAAAATTCAGCACGAAACCGCACCAGTTCACCCCACTCAGAAACCCGTTGCTCTTTTTGAATATCTAATCAAAACCTATACGAACCCCGGCGACCTTGCTTTCGACCCCACTGCCGGAAGTCTGACAACAGGGGTTGCGGCGCAAAACCTTGGCAGGCGTTGGGTGTGCGTAGAGCAAGACCCAAGTTATTTTCAAAAGGGTTGCGAAAGATTCGCCTGATATGTATAAACTAAGAGACTATCAGGATGCCGCCGTTGAATCGCTATTTGATTATTGGGCGAAAGAAACGGGCAATCCAATCGTTGCAATGCCCACGGGAACCGGAAAGAGTCCGGTTATTGCAGACTTTATTTATAAAGCGTGGATTCGTTATCCGGGAACACGAATTCTCGTTATCACGCACGTCAAAGAGTTGGTAGGCCAGAATTTTGGAACGCTTTTGGAACACTGGCCCACGGCTCCCGCTGGCGTGTATTCGGCGGGTCTTCGACGAAAGGACATCGGGAAGCCCGTTACATTCGCGGGCATTGGGTCAATTATCAAGGCCACTCATTTCTTCACACCGGACCTTGTGTTAATCGACGAATGCCACACAGTAAGCCCGAAGGAGAATACGACCTACCGAAAAGCGATTGATGTATGGCTTGAACGTAATCCATGCTTGAAAGTGGCGGGGTTTACCGCTACTGATTACCGGCTAGGACAGGGTATGTTAGTTGAGCCGGGTGGCATCTTCACAGATGTTTGTTTTGATATGACTACACGGGACGCTTTCAACTGGTTCCTTTCGGAAGGCTATTTAAAACGACTCATTCCCAAACCTACCGAAACAGAATACGACATCTCAGCCGTTCGAATTTCGTCAACCGGCGATTACAATTTGAACGAGTTGCAAGCGACGGTTGACAAGGACACGCTCACGCGGCAAGCCGTGGCCGAAATGATAGCCAAGGGCGCGAACCGCGAACACTGGTTAATCTTTGCGGCGGGGATTCAGCACGCCGAACACGTTACACAGATATTAGTTGAAAATGGAATTTCCGCTTCCTGCGTGCATTCAAAAACTTGCGAAAGCGACCGCGATGAAGCTGTCAGAGCGTTCAAGGCCGGGGAGTTTCAAGCGTTGGTCAACAATGGTGTTTTTACCACCGGCTTTGATTATCCGGGAATTGATTTGATAGGCGTATTGCGTCATACAACTTCACCGGGTCTTTGGGTGCAAATGCTAGGCCGTGGCACGCGTCCGGTTTGGATGCCGGATTACGACCTTTCCACAAAAGAGGGGCGACTTGCTTGCATCGCGGCAGGCACTCCGAATTGTCTTGTGCTCGACTTTGCAAAAAATACGGCTCGTTTGGGTCCAATCAACGATGTCAAGAAACCAAACCCGCGCAAAAAGAAAGGCGTTCCCGGAGATTCGCCCGCTAAAATCTGTCCATCATGCATGACGTATAACCATGCGTCCGCTCGGTTTTGCGATGAATGCGGCGCGGAATTCTTTTTTGCTCCCAAAATCAAAAATACGGCGGCAGAGGACGAATTGATTGCCGGAACGCCCGAACCCATCGCACCACTTGAGGAATGGTTTGACGTGCAAACGGTGACATACTCAAAACACGTCCCATGGAATGCCCGCAAGCGCATACATGGCCGCGCGGTCGCTTCGCTACGTGCAACATATAATTGCGTTGGGCTTCGTGCGTTTACCGAATACGTTTGCCTTGAACACGAAGGCCACGCCGGAGCAATGGCGAAGCAATGGTGGAAAGCGTCGGTTAAAACCGAATACGCAAACGCTGATTTAGTAATACCGGATAGCATTGATAAAGCCCTTGAACTTGGCGACACGCTCATGCAACCCGCGCGAATCCGCGTTTGGGTAAACCGTAAAAACCCGCAAATCCTTTACCGCGAATTCCTATGACAACAAACCCGGCAGAAGACCCCAAAATCACCCCCGGTCAAATGCAAGCGTTGCAAACCCTGTTCGGGCGTGTGGTCCAGCTTGCCGCCAAACAAGCGGGCTGGGATCGAACCTGCCTTTCGTGCATGCACTTCGACGAAGCCCGCGACGTTTGCGTATATTATACTCCAGCGATGCGCCCCCCGGCTCGTGTGATTGTGGAAACTTGCCCGGCCTACGACGAGCTTCCTTTCTAAAGATTTTTTAAAAACCCCTTTACTTTGATAATTGTTGATGCTAAACCCAGTTTGTGAAGCCGAAAAAGCAAAAGAAGACGAAACCCCCGGTTTCAGATTTTGAACGGCGAATTAGGGAGACAAATGCCCGGCTTTTAAAGTCCGGCAAGCCTACCTCTTTCGTTTCGGCATCGGAAAAAGAAGATTAACAAACAATCCAAAACCAATGAGCACACCCAAGGCGAAAGCCAAAGCGAAGACCCCAACCAAAGCAGCGGCCAAAAAGCCCGCGCTTCCCAAACTGAAATCCGGCGTGCATAGCGCCAAGATTATTGACGTTAAACGGGAGGGTAACACCGTCGCCGTTGCAAAGAAACCCGCGCCGAAGCCCGCCGCCAAGAAAACGCCCCCGGCTCCGAAACTCCCCCCGAAGACGGCAGCGCCTATTTCGGCGCGTGAAGAGAAGAACGGCGTCAAAGCTCCGATCCCCGGCACCGTCGCGGGCATCTTGTGGGCAGTTGCCGACAAACTCACCGCCAAGCTGAAACGCTCCCCGGCCCGCTTCGAGTTTCGGCAAGCCGTGGCCGAACTGAACGAAAAGCGCAAGGAAACCGGCGCGGCCTTCTTTTGCGAAAATACGGCATCCTACCAGTATTTTTTCTGGCGCAAGTTCCACGGTGTCAAGGGCCGCGAAGCCGGGCTTTACCCGAAGCGTAATTCTTTTGAGGCCGCAACGCCTCGCCCGCGCAAAGCCGTCTCCCTGCCCACTCCGAAGCCCGCCACGCCCGCCGCCAAGAAAAAGACGGTAAAGGTAGCGGCCCCGAAGAAAGAGGCCGTCAAGAAGGCGGTTGCCACAAAGAAGGCGGTTCCCGCGAAAGCTCCCAAGGCTCCGGCGAAACCTGTCGCGCCGAAAGCGCCCGTGAAAGCGAAAGCGCCCGCCAAGAAGACCCCCGCGAAAAAGGCCAGCAAACCCGCCACGGTCGCCAAAGATGCCGCCGCCCCCGCGCCTACCCCTGAACCCGTAATCGTGCCCGCTCCGGCTCCTACACCGGCCCCCGGCGTGTCTTCCCGCCTTGCTGCCGTGTCTGCCGCCGCCAGCACCGAAACCGCCAAAGCCTAGGGCCATGTTTCTTTTCGAAGTGACTCTTAGCGATGGCTCGGTTGTTCCAATCATCGCCCGCGATGTCCCGGAAGCCGCCAAACGGCTTACAAAGCGTTGCGATGTTAGCGGTCTCAAAATCAAAGCCATCCGACGCGGTGATCCTGTGCAAAATACCTAGTCGGGCGGCATCCCGGCAAACGCCCTTCGGGGGAGGAACCAAACAAACCCCCGAAGGGCAAACCCTTCTTGATATATGCTCGAAACTCTGAAGCTCGTTAAAGCCGCCGTTCCCAAGGCATCGGCAAGCAATTTGAACCCTGCTATGATGTATTACCGGATATGCTCCGGCACAATTCAAGCGACGAATGGCAATTTGACGATTCAAGCGCCGCTCCCCACGGACCTTGATTGCACGCCGCACGCTGAACAGTTCTTCAAAGCGATTTCAGCTTGCGAAGATGTTATATCAATGAACCTAGAGGCGGGCAAATTGGTTGTTCGTTCGGGCAAGTTTAAAACATATGTTGATTGTTGCGACAACGCCAGCTTTCCGGCGGTGACGCCTTCGGGCGCTATGTTTCCAGTCCCACAACCTATTGTGCCCATTCTGAAAAAGCTCATTCCATTTGTGTCAACCGATGAGCGCCGCCCGTGGGCTTGTGGGGTCTATTTTGTCAACAACTCGGCCATTGCTACGAACTCGATTTGCATGGTTGAGCATTGGCTTCCTTTCGCGTTCCCGGTAATCGCTAATATACCACGGGACGCAATCAACGAATTGATACGCCTGAAAATGGAGCCGGTGAGCATCCAAGCAAACACTCAGGCCGTCACGTTCAATTTGCCGGGCGGCGCTTGGATGTCTTGCGCCCTGCTTAATTACGAGTGGCCGGACGTGCAAGCCGTGTTCGCCAAAGGCGCGGAGTATCAAGGCGCGTTTGTCAAAGGCCCGGACCTTGATGGCTTGCTTGAAGACATTTCAAAACTTGACGGATTTACCAAAGAGCTTGGGGCTGTTTATCTCCACAAAAAGCAGGTTGCAACCGTGCCCGAAGGTCAGCCGGGAACTTTTATTGACTCCTCAACATCGCCCGGCGTAGGCGCTTATAAACTCGAAATTCTAACGGCCCTTCGCGGCATAGCTGATTGCATCGGTTTCGGAGCATATCCCGCAACGATTCCTTTTTTTGGCGGTGATTCGCTTCGGGGCGTTTTCGTAGGGTTTCAACCCACTAAATAATATCATGGAATTATTGTATAGTTTGAAACGCCTAAGTATTTCAAAATGGCTTTCTAAAAACAAAGGCGGCGTTTGGAAATATGATGGTTATTCTTCATGGTGGTGCGATGATGAAAAACGACACTTGGCGCGAGTAGCGTTAGATGCCAGCGATGAAAACTCAGGCGCGGGGTATGTCCTTTACGGTGACGAAAAACCCGAATGGGTTCACTTTTACTAATATGGAGCTTCAAGGATTGTTTTGGAAAATTGACCCGCCGAAGTCCACCGACAAGCGGACGCCTCCCGCTCCAACTTGGCTTTCCCCGGACTGTCTGCCGGGTTTGGAGGCCGCGCGGCGCTTTGATGTCCCGTTGATGTTTTACGACGATTTAAAGGCGGCGCAGGCTCGTGGCGAACAACTGGTTTGTGATACTGAGGTTTACCCGAATTACTTCCTAGCCGCCTTTTCGAGCATGGAGACGGGAAAGGTCTGGTATGTTGAAACCATCGGCGAAGGCGAAACGCTGGCGCATGTCAACAGAGATTTGCTTTGGTGGGTGTTACATAATTTCGAGATTGTCACTTTTAACGGCAACCATTTTGACGCGCCGATTTTGGCGATTGCCACGCATTCCAACACTTGCGAGGAAATCAATCATGCGTCAAACATGATTATCCAACAAGAGGTGAAACCGTGGCAGGTGTTACAATCATACAAAATAGACGAATTGAAATTTAATCATATTGATTTGTTTGAAGTCTGCCCGCTTGACGCCTCGCTTAAAATCTACGGTGGACGCATGCACGTTCCCCGAATGCAGGATTTACCTTTCCCGCCGAACACCCCGCTTTCGTCCGATCAAATTGCAATCGTTCGATATTACTGCGTAAACGACCTAACAACCACGGCTTTTTTAAACGTGGCCGTTGCCGAACAGATTGAAGTGCGGCGGGGGATGTCCACAAAATACGGGATTGATCTTCGTTCAAAGTCAGATGCGCAAATTGCGGAGGCCGTTATCAAGACGGAGCTTCAACGACTGAACGGTTACAAAGCGGAACGCCCGGAAATCGAGCCGGGTACGTCGTATATGTATCACGTCCCGGAATGGATCAAGTTTCAGACGGCTTCCATGCAGGCAGCCCTAGACGCCGTGCGCCGTGCTCGATTTGTGGTAACTGAAACCGGGGGAATTGAAATGCCGAAAGAGCTTTCAGATTTGCGCATCCCCTACGGCAAAGGTGTTTATCGGATGGGCATCGGCGGGCTTCACTCCTCCGAAGAAAGGGTTTGCCATGTTGCAAATGAGCAATTTAAAATTATTGATCGGGATGTCACCTCATATTATCCATCAATCATTCTCAATCAGCACCTTTACCCGCAACATCTAGGCTTTGACTTTTTGACAGTATATCAAACATTAGTTTCGCGCCGTGTAGCTGCAAAAAAGTCGGGCAACAAAATTGAAGCCGATATGTTGAAGATTACAATCAACGGTAGTTTCGGCAAACTCGGTTCAAAGTGGAGCGTGCTCTATGCTCCTGATTTGATGATTCAAGTCACTGTCACGGGCCAGCTTGCTTTATTGATGATGATTGAAGCTCTCGAACTGAACGGCGTTGAAGTCTGTTCAGCGAACACGGACGGCGTAGTTATGCGCTTCCCGCGAGTCATGGAAGATACCGTTGCAAAGGTGGTCGAATGGTGGGAAGCCGCTACCGGGTTTAATACTGAGGAAACCGAATACCAATCTTTGTATTGCCGGGACGTGAATAATTATATTGCCGTAAAGCCAAACGGTAAAACAAAGACGAAAGGCGCATACAATCAGCCGGAAGGGATTTTTCGCCTACATAAAAATCCGGCCAATGAAATTTGCATTGAAGCGGTAATATCCTATCTTACCAAAAAGATTCCCGTCGCCGAAACAATCAGGAAGTGCCGGGACATTCGGCGCTTTTTGTCCGTCCGCAAAGTCAAGGGCGGCGCGGTCAAAGACGGTAGCTATCTTGGCAAGTCGATTCGCTGGTATTATGGAACGAAGACGGGCGGCGAAATTGTATATGCTATGAGCGGAAACAAAGTCCCGAAGTCAGACGGTGCAAAGCCGTGCATGCAGTTGCCGGAGACCTTCCCCGACGATGTTGACTTTACCCGCTACGAGACTGAAGCCGTTGAAATGCTCCGGGAAATTTCCGCAATTTAGCACTTGCCTTTTTTAATCGAAGCCTTCACCCTGCAAATTGAGTCTGGTTGCATAAGTGGAGTGTGATTCGATAGAGTGCGACGCAGGCGGTATCCGAAAGGTTTGCCGCCTGCGCCTTTTGTTTACCAAATGACGGCTTGCGCCGATGCAGTGATTTCTGGCCCCCATTTGTCCACCACGGCCACCCGCCAATAAAACGGACGCGTAGGGGCTGCAATCGTGGCGCTCAAGGCCGTGACGGTTGCAATCAGGTTCGCCGGTCCTGGTGTAAAGCCCGTGGTCGTTGAACCGTAAACGCGGAATTCCTTTTCATCGCCTTCTTCAGGTCCGTAGGTCCACGTTGCCGGGTAGTTGGTCCCAACCGGCGCACCCGTCGATAATGCAGCGGGGGCCGATGCTGGCACGGGGTTCGAAATTTTAATGATTGCCGGATCGCTATTTCCCCCTTCATTGAAAGCCTTCACACGAAATTCAATTTCACGGCCTGTTCCGCTATCCGTGGTGTAATCGTCAAAACTATAATCAGCGCGAAGCGTGCTTCCTACCGTCAAAGTTCGTTTGAAAACCGTTGCCGTGTAAATGTCCACAAGATAGCCGTTCGCATTGTTTACCGAATTCCATTTTACGGTTGCCAGTTCACCGACAAAAAGAGGCTGAACCGTGGCGGGTTCCGGCGTTGTAGGAGGAGTAATATTCGATCCTACGACATACGGCAGCGATGTTGTATAAATAACATTTCCGTTGAACGCAAACGGAGCAACTCGCGCAATCAGCGTCCCTAGAGTTGTTCCGATTTCAATCGGCGATGTCATAAAATTTCCAATCGAATTCCAGTTGTCCCCGTTATCGTAGGAAACTTGCACAATATACGACGCCGAGCCAGCAACCGGAACCCAATCAATAAACGCTCTGTCCGCTTTGTTTGGAACCGGAGTAATGACTACGCTAGGCACAATGGGGTTGTTGCTGTTTCGAATGACGGGGCGCTCCACAACGGGGATTGTTGTGGACTCGTTCCAATCGTAAACCGATGGCGCATAGTTCAAGGCCGTGATTTCAACCGTGCTATCGTCCATCGGTTTAATAGACGAAACTTTGCCCATGAACGCCCAAATGTCGGCAACGCCGAACGCATAGAGCGGGGGAACGCGGTCGGTTGAAAAATCCAAATCTTCTGGTGGGTCCGTCTCCAAAATGACTTTGTTCGGGGCGCTTCCGCGAGTTACCACAATGGGCGCACCCATAATTGCACCATCATCCCCGCGAATCGCAAGTTTGTGGACAATCGCATCCGTCGCAAAGTTGACTTGCTCCGAAAGCGTCATTTCCTTGGTTGCGTTGTTATATGACATAATCATGCCACCTTGCCCGACGCGCAAAGTGTCATGGGTAATACTGATCAAATCCATGTAAGATGGGACGTGTCCCTCCAATCCCGTTTGAAAAACGACTGTTTTTCTTTGCAATTCCCGACGCGCCTGCAAATACATTCCCTCGCGATAGGCCCGGTCTCTATCCGTGCATCCGGGAAGCTTCACGCGGTCAAGATTCAAACCAGCGCGGCCAGGAAGAACGCAATTCACTTCCTTCGTCTTCCAAGTGCCGGGGTCGGTATATTCCACGGTCAGCCCGTCGAACGGCTGAAAATCAAACATCTGAATAGTTTTTTTCAGAGACCCTTTGACAATATTGTGCTGATTGAATACGCCAGATGGCAGGGTTTGCGGCTCATCGCGCACGGCGGTAATCAACGACCCTTGCGGGATGGGCATCGTGTGACTGACCGCCATTGGCATTTTTGCAGCCTCCCAAACTGAAACGGAACTGTCAAAAATCCAGTCAAAACAATCTTGGCGGATTTCGAATGTTTGGAACAAAGCGTAAAGCGTCGGCATGTCCAAAAATTCATCTGAAAGCTTCGCGCCATAGGCAGACCTAAAAATGTCGCAGAACGCCCAAACCGGGTTGCGCGTTGCCGTCAAAGCGGCCCACCCATTGTCAGGCGTCCACGTTGGAAGTTTCCGCGTCATAATGACGTTGAAGCTTTTTGCGCTCTCATCGTTTAGCGAGTTGGTGGCAAGCGCCCGCATTGCAATCATCGTCACGTTGCCGAAACTCCCAACGCTTTGCGCGTAGCCTTTTGCTGCCTCCCACACGACTTTGGAGACATCGGCAAGAGTCGCCGTTGAACCCCACGTAAGGCCCGGTTTGATGGTGTTTCGCATTCCGCGAATCATATAACGCCCTTCGGCTACCTGCGCCGAAAGCGTAATACGTTGCGGAGTGTTATCGCGTCGTATGATGAATTCTTCAAACAATGGTTGCCAGTCTTCAAGCATGTTCCCGTTTTCGTCAACTCGCGCACGCTGAAAAATAACAACAACGCTTTCAGGGTCAAGGTGCCCACCATCGTCAAGTTTGTAAAGCCCTTGCGGCAAAGAAATGTCAACAGAAATTCGATGAATCGGCGTGTCCCAATCGTTGAGAATAAATGGACCAGACATTCCAGGAAATCCTACTTCGTTCGGGGCAAGTAGTTCAATATTGGAAACCTCCAAAGATGTATAAACGGCACTAGCGACTAGATTGACGCTGCTTCCGGGAGGCACGATTTCAATTTGCATTTCCGGGAACGCGTAGGTGGGCGTATCGTCTAGTTGAATCGCCTGAATATCGAACGAGCCTTGCCCCAAACAAAAGAGCGAATACTGAAACTGGCGGTTGCCTTCATACTCTGAATATGGGCGGCAAGCGTAGGTAGGCCAGTGCCGAACCTTTCCGTAAGAAACCTCAATGGGTTCGCTAGGGCGAAACTGGTTTGTTTGCCCGCGAAGCGTGTAAACTGAATCCGATGTTTGTGTTGTATCGTTTGGAATTTTAGGATCGGGCGTTAACCGATTTCCATTCATCGCAATTATGCTAACCGAAATTGCTACAATTCCGACAATAATAGCCGCGATTCCAAGTTCGATCCCTTGGGGCAAAGCAACGAAAGAGGAAACATCGCCATCTTTTAGTTGGCGCGTTTCCCATTCGGCCCGCAACAAAAATTCGCCGTTTAGTTGCAACGCGGTAGGCCGTGAAAATTCCACAAATTCAGCCCCGAAATGCTCGGCCAACCATTCGCGCGGGGTAATACCATCTTTGACTTCGAACCGCTCAATATTTTTGAGAGGCTCGAATGGATTTGTAATAAGCATTACTTGATTCATGGCTTTAATTTGTAAAAATTGAAATTTTGAAAACCTGTATTTCGTATTGTGTTTGTTGTTTGAAACACCACTCCAAACGATTCGAAACAATGCAGGACACCCCCGCCCGCTTCGTCCAACCAAAGCCCGACGTGCTCAATTGCCCGGCCCCGCGACATCGCGACCCCGCAAAGATGAACAGGCGTTGCAATGGGTTCCCATTTGTTCGAGCATTCAATTGCTGCCGTTCGAACCATTGCGGCAATACCTGTTTCGCTTACTCCTGAGTATGACGCAATAGCAATCCCGCGCCGCTCCCGTAGAACGTAGCGAAGCAGACCCCAACAATCGAAGGTGTCCGGGCCAGCCGCTCCCGAAACCCAAGGCTTTCCAATCAGCCCCAAACAAAATTCAACATCTTCCGCTTTCATATATTATACGGAAGGGAAGCGGGGAGTTGTGTAAAGCTCTGTCGGGAATTTGTAGTTTAGAAAATCGGCGGGGGTTGCGCGGCCCGTAACCTGTGCTTCTGAAATCTGAATCTCTTGCAAAAATAGCCGTAACGGCGGGTCCATCAAAGGCGTGTTCGGGTCCGTTGATAGGTAGGGGCGAAAATATATTTCAACGGGGGCCGGGAACACGCTGGCGCTTTCGCAAAAATCGGAAACGCGGTTGTTGGCGTTGTCCATTGTTAATGTTAGTTCTTGCAAACCTCCGTCATCCGTGGCCGGAAGCGTGAAGTTGAACGCGCATGCTCTGAATTTAATGAGCGGCCCGGCAGGATCAAGCCTAAGCTCTTTGTGGAAAAACCCTTGCACGAGATAAAGCGGTTCGCTCATGCTCTCGTGCCGTAGTTCGAGCGTGTAAATTTGAACCACCGACGCGGGGGCGATTGCGTAGGCTTCCACAAGGGCTGGGTGAAGGGTTTCGTTCATTATGATTTAGGGCAGCGTGAAGAAACGAGTTGGGAAATATGACTCATTTCACGCGCAATTTGCGCGTTCGAACTATTGCCCGATTCGATGATCTTTTCAAGGCGCAAGGAGTGGTCTTTTGATTCCTTTATTACCTGCTCCATCAAATCATTATTGCGCGTTGCCAGGGCGATTCGTTCGGCATGGTCGGCAGCTTCGCGAGCGTCTCTGGCAAGTTGGGCGGTTTCCTCGCGGTGGGCCGTCCATCGGGCAAGTAATATAAAAAGGGCCATCCCGATTAAACCAATTCCCCACTTTTCAACGAGCTTTTCCCAAAACGATGCATCTTGTGTGCTAACCGCCAAGAAGCCAGAAAACGGAACCATGAATAATCCTAAATCTTTCATGATTATTGTTCCACGATGAAAGGGTTGATGCCTAGGAATAGGTTACGTTCCGATTTTCGGCGGCGCGTGAGTCCCGCAAGCTCTTTTCCTTTCGCCTTGTTCCATCTGAGAAATTCGTCCGCCGCTCCGGCATAGTCCTTGTCATTCAGTTTCTTTTGGAGCGTGGAACCGAGAAACCCGCCCGTGTTGAAATCGAAAGACACGAGCGCCGCAAATTGGTTATCTGAAAGCAGGACGGTAGCGCCAGCTTCGACGCGCTTTGCAAAGTTTTGCAAATCATACTGAAGAAGATTTTCGGCTTCAGCGACGGTAATCGTTCGGCCTTCGAAAACCGTGCCGTCATTGTGGACAAGTCCGGTGTGCCCGTAACCAATCGTCCAAATACCAACTTCGTCTTCGTAGGCGTCCAAACGTAGCCCTTCGAACGCTTTGACAAGCGCAACGCCCGCCTGATTAACAGAACGCCCGCCATAGGCCGGGGGAGCGGTCTTTTGGCGGGCTTCAAAATCGGCAATGGCGGCTTGGGTTTTTGGCCCGAAGTCGCCATCTAAAGCGCCGTATTTAGTTCCGGGGCCGAACTCACAACCGAGAGTTGAAAGCCCCACTTGCATAAGGTAAGTTTTAGTATCGTAGCTCATAGCCTAGCCGGTTGTGGTCCGGTGGGGCCAGAGTGCAACATTTAACCAGCAAAGGCAATGCTTTGTTCTTGCATTTTCGCGCGAGCCGTGGCGGCGTCCTGCCTTCCTTGCGCGGCGGCTGTATTTAGGCCGGTTGCGATATTTTGACCAATGGTGGCCGCGTAGGTTTTCCCGTAGGTTGTCAAAACATTGCTAGTCATGCTTGCAAGCCCGGACGCAAGATTTTTCCATTGTTCACCGTCATTCGGCGACCATATATTAACAATCTTTGAAACATCATCGCTTGTAACAATTGGTTGCTCCCAAAAAGCACCCGCAACGCCGTCAAGATAGTTCGCCTTTCCATCTTTGTCGTTGGGGCTAACGGCGGCAGACAGTAGCGCGGAACCAAGCGACGTTGCGGCCCTTTCCACAATTACGGCAACGGTTTCGCCGATTTGCGTTTGATGCGTTTGAATCCACGCGCACCCGGAAAGACTGAACACGGCGCAAAGTGCCAGCACGGACAAGATGTTATTTGCCGTCCCGGTTTCGGTGGTGGGTTTCGGGTCATGCGCCCAAATGAGCGAAACGCCCGCGCCTAGTGCCGCGACCGTTGCGGGGATGTCCGGCAGCGTTCCGGTTTTGAGGTAGTTAATTCCCGCCGTTGCGAGAGTTGCAAGAATCGTGAGGATTCCCAATAGCGTAGTTTTCCAATTTTTCATAATGGTTGTTGTTTGTTGGTTTCTTGGTTGTTTATGCGGGGATTTGAATATCGCGCTTGATTTGCTTCGCCAATGTTACGCGAAGGCGTTGCGTGATAGTTTTGTTAAAAGGGGTGTTAAATGTTACCTGATACCAAGTATAGCCGTTTACATTTTTGAAATAAATTTGTTTGATACGAGTTGCACTCGTTCCGGTTCCTGCATTTTTCGTAAATTGCACCGTGTTTGTCCAATCGGTTGCGGGGCTGGCGTCGGTAGAAACTACCGAATCAAAAGCGAACAGTTGGGTTACGGACGGCCCCGGATATACGACAGGTGTCGTTTCGTCCAGAATCGCCATTACATTGGCTTCCCCAATCGCGTAAACTAACGTGCTATCCCGTGGCAAAATCCAAGTCCCACCCGTGGTTTGGCGCACGGCTTTTACGGTGACACCGGGATCACCGCCGATCTGAACCGAATCAACGGCGGGGCCAGTTACGGCGGACGTAACACGCGCCACAGACGCCGATTGCATGCTCGCGATTGTGGCAAGCCCCAATGAATCGTAATAGCTACCCGGCGTGGTTAGTCTTGCGGTTCCTACGGTTCCCATGGCTCCGGGATTTGCCGAATTGGTAATCGTGAACGTGTTCGCATTGGGAACGGTGGCGACCGTAAAAACCCCGTTATATCCGGCAAGGCTGGCGTTTTCAATTGTGACGGAATTTCCAACTGATAGGCCGTGCGTCGGCGTCGTGTTGACGGTGAAGGTTGTTGACGTTGAAGACGCCGAAGAAATGGCCGCACGCTTCGTTGCCACTCCACGCAAATCTAGTTTGTCACCTGCTAAGAAATGCGTGCTGGCGGAAAAAGTGACATCAACATACGTGCCGTTTCCCACAATTGAGGCGAGTGTGTATTTTTGAGGAATGCCGACTGATTCCGCCCCCAAATCATAAACCTGAGAACGTCCCGTGCAAGTTTCGGTAATTGCGTATTCAATCTGCAATTGATCGTCTGCGCCGATGTCAACCGTAGTCGGAAGCTTTACGCGGGAAGTATTGCCGAAAATGATCGAACCGAGCGTGTATGCAGTTCCCGGAGAAACGAAGTTGACGCGCCAGTTGCGGACCCACGTTCCCGCTATGTCGTTGAATACATCCGAAATTGACGTAATCGTTGAGGAACCTTGTTTAAAACCGTTTGTGGACATTGCCGTTGAATTGACCAAATAACGGCGCAGGCTCCCGCCCGTGATTGTTAACGCCGAACCAGAGACCACTATGGACGTGTCAGAAGCCCTAGAAACTACGTGGCAGCGATGCCCCGTATTCGATCCGGCGTTATACCAATAAAGTTCGTTTCCGATTTGATCGGGGGAGCTTGGAAACGTCCCGGTTCCGGTTGCCCGCGTAATCACGTTTGCCGATTGATTCCAAGTCCCATTCAGGTCTTCGAACGATTCGGAGTTTGACGGCATTGCATAGACGGTGCCCAAACCGGTCCCAAGGGCCGCGTATGCAGTCATACCCTGTGTGATTAAGTTTGGAATGTTTTCAAACGAGGTTTTGAGATTTCCGTTTTTATCACGAACTAACAGGGAAGTGATTTTTCCAGAGACTGCGCAATTAATATTTATGTTCATGGCACGATAAGTTCAAACGAGGGTTTGTTGAAAAGGGACGTTCCGTTTTCCGAGATATTACCAACATCTTTCAAGACTTCAAGCATTTGCATTTCCGGCTTGCTAAATGCAGACGCGCCTTGTTCTGGTATGCTGCCGACATCTTCCAAAACATCCAGCATTTCCAAATTTGGTTTGTTGAATGCGGCTCCTGCGTTATCCGCAACTGGACCCGTGTCAATCAGCGTGTCCCGCATTTCAAAAACAGGTTTTCCAAATGCCGAACCTGTGGCATCCGTTGTAGGAACGTCAACAGTAACGTCAATGAGTTGCATGCCGGGTTTGGCGAATAGGGATTGCCCCGAGTCCTTTCCGAAAGCAGCGCGGGCAATCCTGACATTACCCATTCCAATATTCAACAACCCGAACTCGATTTTAAGCCCGCAAATATAGAGGCCGACGGTTTTACCTTCTGCCGGATTGCAAACGAAAAACTTTCCGGCTCCGTCAAATATGTTTGTGTTTTCGTTTACCAAAACCGTGGGGCTGTAATATATCGGAAATGGCCGATCTTCCGAAGGCGTTACGGTCTGGTCAACAATTCTGTCAAGTTGTGCGGAAACTTTGAACGTGTCGTGAAATGTATATTCCTCATCATATTTACCGCCCACAAATCGAACTCGAACAGGATCAAATAAACCATCAACGGGAAGGGCTAGCCAAAAAGGAAGAGAACCTTCCTTCAAAGTCGTGTAGAAAAAATCCTGAAACGTCCGCAATTGTTCAAGGGTTAGCGTCCATTCGGCGTTATAGCTGGCAACGGTGGTCTCTGCCCCTAAAGTTTGGCGCGTATGCCCTGACTCCATCTCTACGCGGTTCACGCGGCGCTTTGCGGACACCGTGAAGGCGTCGTTGAGGTTGGGAAGATTCCCCGGCCACGAAGGGATGCCATCAAGCGGTAAAGACTCAACGCCTTCGGAGGTAATTAGCGTTTCCCCATCGCCCTGATTATTTAAACCGAAATAAATATACTGAGTATCGCTGTTCGGCGGATAGATGCGCAAAGCCGTTTGCGAGCCTTCATCGGGCCGCACGGTCAACCGCGCGTTGCGATGCGATAACGTCAAGTTTTGACTGTCCGTAGGATCAACCTCAATCCGGGACCATTGAGGAACGGGGAGTGTTCGATTTGTGGGAGCAATCGAAACCGTCAATTTTTCAACCTTCGCCGATACCGTAAACCACAACGCTTGATTGTGGGAAACGTCATATTGCCCACCTACAAAACGAACCGGCTGAATCGAATATGCGCCATCGTCCGGGAGCGCCAGCCCGAAAACTAAAACGCCTCCCGCCAGTGTTTCCGAATGCCATTCTTCGAAAACGGAAAGTTCGTCTTGCGAAAGTTTCCAAGAAACATTATACGTTTCGCATCCGGTGGC